ATCAAAGAAATCTAATGCCCATTTTTCAAAAGACTCGGCGCTAATGTCCTTATCGAAAAGTTCGGTAATTCCATTAATCTTTAGCTCATACTTGTAATCTTTACAAATATCAACTACCTCTTTCCAAAGACCGGATGGAATCCATTTATCGTCCTTTACATAGGAAATGTAGCCGTCCCATACCCCCTTTTTGACAAGTGGATTAAACCTCCACGAGTCAATTCTCTTAGTGAGTGATATGTTCAACTGCTCAAGTTCTAATGATGTAGCATCATCGATTCTAAGCAATTGCTTGTTTTCTGTTAAACTGAGCTCCATTCATGGCACAGTCTTTTTTATTCTCCTTACAGATCTTTTAGTGCTAATCTGTTTCGGATGGCGAAACCCATGTTATCTAGGGTTTTTACCGATTCCTTGAAAAATTCTAATTGATTTTCAAGGTGTGAAAGTATGGAATTATCATCAGCTAAATCAGCCTCGATAAAACGTTCTTTTTGTTTTTCACCAAGTTTATAATCATACTCATAGTAACGCAAATATGCTTCTCTGTAACGATCTGCTATCTTACGCTTTTGATCTTTGATCTTCACATTAATATATGCAATATGATCGATCATTTTTTGGCGATTGGAGAGAACCATCGCAATAGTGTCCTCCATACCATTTATGTATCTTAGTGATTTTGCAAGGTCTTGGATTTTTAAGGTCCATTCTTCTCGCTGTTCACTTAATTTTTTATCCAGTGCTAGGATCTTTTCTCTATTTGACATCAATATTATTATTAAAACAGTCCCTTGTCCTTATTATTCTTTCTTATAAACTTCGATACCCTTAATTTCTTCTTAAACTTCGGCTTCTCAATATCGATCTTTGGGGCACTATGGTCATACTTGGCAGAAGTAAAGCCAAGCATGGCTTTCATCCCTTTAAACCTGTCTCGGTCCCTGTAAAAATCATCAAGATCCTTGTCTACCATCTTTGTAATTTCTTCTATACGTACCATAGATCCAATTGACTTGATGTGAAATAATCATCCAGTTTTTTAATTGCTGGGTTCTTTAACTCAAAACATTTGATAACCAAGTCGTTTAAATCTTTTATATCATATGTATCTAATTTATTTTCTTTTAAAAATTTAGACCACATAAATACAGATCTGCCCTTCTTTAATTTTTCGGCCATCTTTTTCTTACCAGTCTCATCATTATCAAACATATAACGAACGGTAGCCATTTGATCGAACTCTTCAGTGTTACGACCAGCAGTTGCAAGTGCAAGACTGTTAGTCATAAACTTAGAATCAATCGGACCTTCAAAAATAGTAACTGGTCTTTGAAAGTTGATTTGCATAATTCCAAATAGGGTCGATAATTTCGTTATCTTTTCAAGGTCTTCTTGTGTAGTTTCAAGTTCTTTGCCAAGTTCTTCATATAACTTTGGAAGGTCATATGTTAAGTATCTCTGTCCCTTACCTTTCATTCTTCGACTTTGAGCCGCCATAATTTTACCATCTCCAGTAAAGTTAAGAATCCAGAGTCTATTGTCTCTTGGGCTAAATAAAAACTCTTCGCTCTTTTTATGAAGAAGTCTCTTTTTTAGATAGAGCCAAATCCAGTCTCCAGGTTCTATTTCTCTTGCACCAAATCCACGTTTAAACTCTTCTACCGAAACCGCAAGATCACTTACATTTTGAAACACAGAATGAGTTAAGGTATCTGCCTGTGACGTTACTGACCTATTGTGTTTTATATAGTCAATAATAGTAAATGAATCCTCTGAACTCGGAAGTCTTACCTCGTTCTCACGAAGAAGTGTCTTAAGATCAGTGTGATAGCCACAATTGTAACAATGGTATTGGAGGGTGTCCCAGTACATGTTACCCCTCTTCTTAGTATCATCATTATGTGAATCCCCACAATAAGGACACGCCATAGTAATTCTACCAGGCATGTCCTTTAGCATTTGCTTGTTGGGATTTGAATGCGCTGTCAGACATACATCCTTCAGCGCTTTCATAATCTTTAGTCTAAGCTCTTCAGTAAGCTTTGGATTAGATGTCGAGGTCATCTAGGAAAGAGTCTAGATCGTCATCACTTGAAACTTCAGTGGTTGAAGATTCTGTACCCGCAGTTTCTGCAACTTTTTCTTTCTTAGGAGCAGCTTTCTTAGCCTCTTTTTTCGGGGCTGAAGAAGTTACTTCAGAAATTGCATCACCTGGATTTAGGTACATCTTCAATACACCATTTACAAAGTCTCTTGTTTCACCATCCCATGCTTTGTAGTCATAGTTTGATAATGTTGGTGCGTTTTCTAGCTCTTCTTTGATCGTTGCCATCGATTCTTTTGAGCGTTCTGCTGGAGAACCCGCAACGTCGATTGCTGAACGAGATGAAGAAAACTTCGACTTGTCATAGTTATTGTATTCACCTTGACGAGTAATGATTAGCTCAAAGTTCTTACCTTCAAATAGGTCGAATACTTGAGTTGGTTCGCCAAAGTCTGGTTTTAGTTCTGCGTCAATCTTCTCTTTGATCTTGTAACCGAACTTGTAAATCATGTAAGTTCCTTCCAAGTCTGGATTTTGTGGATCCTTGATAATTTTGATTAGAGAATAGTATTGTTGACGTCTCTTAAGTTTTTCTGATGCTTTACGATCAACTGCTGAATCAGAGTTGCGAAGCTTCCAGAATACGTCTGCGATTGGGCATTTTTCACCAATTGAAGATGGTGAGTCAACCAATTTACCGTCACCGTTTGAATCAGTCAGCCAGTGAACGTATTTTTGTACAAGAGAATTGCGTGGATTCTCAGGGTTTGGAACGAAGCGGATTAGCGCTTTGTAAGTTCCATCTTTTCCATCGTCAGCTGTTGGTTTGTAAACCTCACTAACGGAGTTTGTTGTGGGCTGATGCGTTTCTACGTCTTCTACGCCCAAATTAAAAATGTCAAAATCTGCCATGTCTTTAATTTACCTTTAATTTTTGTTAAACTTTAATAATACTTATATTACTTAAAATGACAATGTTTCAAATTCAGCTAAAACATCCTACTAATTCTATATTACCTACGCGGTCGACGTTACTCCTAATTGAGTCTACTTTGTGATTAGTAAGAATGAATTAAGACAAAATTTATTATCCATCATCATAGTTTATATATCTCACGTAATATAAGTTTCAATGTTGCTTGAAAACTTTTTTACTTATTTTTGAAACAAAATAGAGATGCTTGCATAAAACCTTTAAGTTCTTGAAGGAGAGATAAGGTTACTTGGACGGCGGAAGGGAAATCATGGCTGCGAGGAAAAAAGCGTCCACCAAATCATCAATAGGCTTAGGGATCTTTTTCCCAAAGTCTTGACTTTTAATCCACATATAAAAAGGACTCTTCTCTAGATTTTCGTCCCCTATCCCATTATTAAAAAAGACCTCAAAGAGCTGACTCTTATTCATGTTACCCTTTCCAGCAAACTTCTTAATCGTGGTAGGAGCGGCAGTTAACAAGTCTTCGGGTTTTAGAGTCTTTAAGAGCTTTAACTTCAGAATAGCTGCACCTGCCGCCATATCAATCATGTTATTAGTACCCATCTTTGACCCATAACTAGTCCCTTCAAATGCAATTGTAAATGAGTCTCCGACGAAAGATTCTTGTAATATGAGGTTGATTATGTCATCTGCCATTCGATCATACCTTTTAATCTTTGCAAGTTCTGCGCTTGAGAACTCTTTATCATTACTAAAATCAGGCTGACTGACTAAGGTCACGTCTTTTAATAGACTCATTTCTTCTTGAAGTTTCTGATCCTTTTTTGTACCGGTACCCGGCTTCATGTATGAGATGAAGTGGTACTTTTTACTCTTATCATTATAGAGACAAACTCCTGGAGAGTTTAAAGAAAAGTCAACTGCTAGGTAATTCATTTAGATTCTTTTACCAAGTGCAGATCCAAGTGCGGCACCTACTAACCTTGAAGTTAATAAATCATATAGAATTCCCTTTTGAATTCCAAGAACTTTAGCGATCATTTTACCTACTGTTTTACCAAGTGCAAATCCAGCTAAACCACCAAAAATAGAACCTAACATACCTTCATTAGTTACCTCTTCATTAAATCTATTAATGTCTAGTTCTCCATTCTCGTTTGAGTACTCTATCATAAATTCTTCTAGAGCTGCATCCACTTTAGCCTCTAAATCGTCAGTCCATTCTTCTTGTAAACCTTCTGTCAAGATTCTCAAATCTTCTTCTGTGACATGTTGTTCAGTAAGGTACTCGTTAAATGTTTTAATCGTATTGCTCATAATTTAGTTACTGTATTTCTAACTCTATATTTATCTTATTATAAAAGAACGTTAATTCAAACGTACTGAAATCTGCGACGTTCTCACTCATGTTAAGGTTTAACTCATTGATTGAGTTCATGATCGGGTTCTCAAACTTAAAATATGCAACGCTCGCTCCCTCGGCATCTAAAACTCTTAAAGTTAAATCTTGTGTATATGGTTCTTCAGTTGATCTTGCGTAATAATACAAGAGAGTGTCTTGCATGATCCAATAATTAATGAATCCGTCGAGAAGCTGCATGGTTACAGTAAACTGTCTCTCTACTGTGTTTTGGATCGGGATAGCGCCTCTATGGTATCTAATCGTACCATCATTATCTTGCTGGGTTATAGGGTCGAAACTCATTCCAGGTACATTTAGTCCTTGGATTGAATAATTTATAAAGTCAATCGGTTCTGCAAGAAGATTACCTGGAATTTTTTCCAAATATTTTTTATACTTATTTGCAACCTCTTCCGGAATAAACTTTCTTGGAAACCTAAAGTCGTATGTATTATTTCTACTATTTAAAATCATTACTCAACTGTAAAGTTACCTTTAATAACCGCAGTTTCTTCGCTACCGTTATCAAGTCCAATATAGAATTTTCTTGCTGTCATTCCTCTAACTTCAGCTGCATTTCCCTCATCGATTCTAAACAAGATCTCACCAGCACTCATGTCGATATCTTTATTTGGAATATGATTAAACCTTTTACGAACTTTTCCATCTACGAAGTTGAGTGTCATATTTTCTGCTGAAGTAAAGTCAAGCATTTCAAAGTCGTCGCCATTCTTTTTAGCGACTTTAAATTTAAAGTATGTTGTCATTGGATAGATTCCAATTTCTAACTGGTCTGAAGTTAAAAAGTTAGGACTATCAAAATATCTATCGTTTACCGCTGTAAGATCACCAAGATCATTTACTGACCCTTCAGCAGGGTTAGCAACTGCAACTATATTATATCTTTCAACGAAAGTTTTAACATTCTTAGTTGTTCTTGGAATAGTAGCAGCAATAGCATCTCTAACACTTCTATTCTGTGATAGATTCGGAAGAGTATTGAACACCTCAGTAATTGTATTACTACCTGAAATATTTACACCTCCTAAAAACTTTCCATATTTTGGAGCCTGATTTACGGTCAAACTTGCTCTTTTAACGATTTGCGTATTATCAGTCTCGTTATAAATTCTCATAGTTACATCGATTGAGAAGTTAACTGCAACATTCGCATTTTGAATTACTGGACGGTATAGAATTGGCGCGTCAAAATCTTCTGCTTGTGTAAATGTAGTATCAAACGTTTTAATTTGATTTAAACCAACTTGCTCATATGTTTCAACCTCATACAATACTACAATATCGTCAGAACTTGTATTGATCCTATTTAAGATATATGCCTCAAATGCGCTTGCACTCCCGTCTCTTTCCCCGTAAATCTTAAAGTAATCTCCATCCTCTGCGTCCTCAACGACGACGGTAAAGTCTTGGAATTCATCTTCTCTTGCGATTGTAAACGCATTTTCTTCTCCTAAATGAATATAGTCAAATCCTGATTCAGTTGAAATTCTATCAATCAGCGTGAACCTAACTCCGTAGTTTGAGGTTGGATCAAGATTAGAACTTCCTGCAGTTCCATCACCAAAGAAGAAATCATTAAATTCAGGGTTCTGGTTGCCAATAACTGTTGGAACTTTAATCTCAATAAATTTAGCGAAAAGAGTTTCACCCAAAATAAATGGCTTTGGATTTGAAATCTCATAGTTACTTTGATTTAAGTAGACTAGTTGAGTTAAGTTATTCTGAATCCCACCTGTTCTATCAGCTAGAACTTGGAATAAGAATCCTTCATATCCTCTAGCAGCAAAATTGTAACCACTTCTTAAATGTAGTCTAATTTTATCATAGCGAATAAAGTTAATTGCAGTATATGCGGCAGCTTGTGAAGCTATTAGGTCAGCCTCGTCACCTCCAGTCCATCCACTATTATTATTTATATAGTTGAATTGGTCATACGCTCCAGTAGAATCATATCCAAGCAGTGCCCATTTTGTAGCATCTGTTGGGGTTTTTACCGCATGAAATCTACCTCTTAATTGGTTAATGTCATTTCCAGTATCTTCATCCGGCGTAGAAAAAAGTGGATTCGCCTTCTCAGAAACATTTATAACACCTCCCTTTAACAGAATCGCAGTATCATTGTATTCATATGTTACTGTACCGACACCGTTAGGAATAAACGTACATATTTGAGTTGTTGGAGAATATGTACATATTCCAAGATTCCCAGTAATTATAAATTTAGTTGGATCTGGAAGAGCACTTAAATCAAACTTATATGATTTTCCAACTTGTAAGAGTAACTTTCTAGCCGCAAATCCTTCAATTGCTAAATATCCAGCACTATAGGTAACGTCAAAGTTAACTACATCTCCACCAAGTTCGTGAATTAGATGTCTCTTTGAAAAAGAATTGCCATCAATAGTATCGAGAACCTTAATCTCACTACCATTATCGTCGACCTCAATATTATATAGATCTGGGTTTGACTGATCGTGATAGATGAATTCTAAAAGTACATCTTCATCGATTCTAAAGTATGTTGATGATTGCGCCATATTAAAATCTTAACCATTTTGGAGACCAATATAAACCAACATTAATTGATGGTCCAAAGACAACATTTGAAGTTGATGGAACATAATTTAAACCATATCCAATCCCCATTCCAATGTTGAATCCTCCTGTTTTATCTATCCCATTTTTTTTGTTTAACTTATCATTAATCAAATTAATATTCTCAATCCCAGTAATGGTCATTCCTGGATAAGAACTTGAAATTTTAAGCACGTCTCTTCCTTCACTTTCAGCAATCGCCGCTCTTAGTGATAGAGTTTGAGCGATTGATAAATTTACTGGAGAGCTGTAAAATCCTTTCGATACCGTGTCATATGTAACTGTTAAGTCTCCAACAACACTACGAGTATTTCCAGAACCAAAGTCGTCCTTTTTCGTAAAGTCAATTTTACCAGTTAAATCATCAACGCGCGTAACGCTTGATAATGCTAATAAACTATCCTTTACTTTAATCTCTGCAGAAAGAAGTGAATTAACTCCAATTAAGTCTCTATTTAGACCAAGTACTCGAACGTATTTATTATTGATGTCAATATTTGTCTTCTCTAAATCACTCAACTGAAATTCAAAGCTTGAGATTTTAGCAACTTTATCACCGAGTTCGTTTTCAAAGTATTCAATAGAATCTTTTGCTGCCAGGTAATTATTAAAATTGGTTGCTGAAACCTCTTTCTGAAATTGTAAGTCCTCTTTTAGATTCGAGATAGTATTACATTGTCTCATCATAAAGAGCATGAGAATTGCTCCTCCGATAAAAGCAAGTGTCTTTGTATCAAGATTCTTTAAAAAGCTGTATATTTTAAGTATGTAATTCATATGTTAAGCTCCTTGGAATTGGTTTCCACCACCATTTTGTGCTCCACCTCCTCCGGTTGAATAACTGTTTCTACCAGTGTTAACTATTGTCGGCATGTTAAAACTAAACGATATTTCCATCGGCGTTGCTGTTGTACTAGCAAGTCTATTAATTTGACCCGGAGAAAGAGACTTTTTCCTCATTTCTAAGTCTGTCGCGGTACCGCTAGTTGCTACATTTTGCTGTATAAAATATAGCTTAATAAAGTTTTTACCAGGTGGAATCAATCCAAATATTTCAACATTTTGATATTGTTTAACATGTTGAGTAGACGAAGTGTGTGTATTTATATCAACTCCCCATATTTTAACATCAACTAAAATATCTGAGTCGCTACTATTAACGAATGGGAATTGAGAAGGCTCGCCAGTAACTCCTCCAATAGTGGCAGTTCCATCATTTTCTCCTAACCCAATAACCAAAGTGTCATCAATATCATCTGCGCTTGTATTATTAGGAAAAGTTGCAGGCAGCTGAATTTCATAATAACCATTGACAAACACTTGATGTCCGATTTTAGTATATGTTACTTTTGTATCGCTCTCTTTTACAAATTCCCCGGAACCTGTCCCTTGAGAAAACCAACTAACACCCAATCCATCATTATTAGCATATCCAAAAACCAAAGTATCTCCACTGGTTGCAGCTGGAGAATAAGAATCCATATAGAAGTAGTCATTTAAGTTTCTAAGACCTTCAGTACTATTATAGCTAGGAGATGAAAATAATGCAGTTCCATAGGTAGGAGTTCCAGCACTTTTTAAACCTCCTGCAGGATAAATTATCCCCTCATCATTCCCAAGAATATAAATATCGTGTCCGCTGTCTACTCTAACATCTTGGTACACGTCAATAGCAGTATTGCTTGTCTTAATTACATCTGCGCCTGTAGTATCTTTAATCTTTACTTCAGTACTTGAAACACTGACCATTTTATTTCCTTGAGCAACAAGGTTAATTTTAAGACCTTCACTATCCGTATAGTCATTATCTTGCTCTACTGAAACATAGACCGTCTTTTGTGCATTTGAAAGTCTTTGGAAATCTCTCCATGATCCAGTATAACCTTCAAATTTACCAGTCGTACTGTTATATCTCATCATCCCAGTTGCTGGTGTAAATATTGATGGATCTCTCTGTGTTGTTGTTCCTACTGGAGCCTTTAAGTAGCTTGTTGAGTTAACAGAAACATAATCGGAAAAATTAGCAGCTCCTGTCACATCAAGATAACCTGAAATGTCAGCACCGTCGTTATGTATGTTAGTCACTCCATTTCCAGTTATTTGAACATCATCTGCTGCATTAATATCAATATTTCCATCTGACGCAAGACTAATTAGCGTCGCGTTTATTAAAATTTCAGTATCTGTTGCCTGGCCTTCTGGTTGAATAATCCACTTAGTTGCAGGGTTTTGACCAACCCCAGCCTCCCCTCTAATCGATAGATTATCAGTACCGGTTGCAGGAATCCATTTTTGATTGTAGAAGTAAGAATCAGCATATACTGTCAACTGTGCTGAAGGGTCTAATTCTCCATCAGAGTTACCTTCATCATATGCAGTGTCTCCAATAATAACCGCGGCTTGATCGTCTCCAGTATTATTCTTAGGCTTTATAACCCATGAAGTTACACCCTGTGTTGTGCTTGAATATCTTTCCCAGTAATCAGTTGAGGTTCCAGTATTTCCTTTTTCACCAAGGTCTCCTTTTTCTCCTTTTTCTCCTACTGTTCCAACGATTCCGGTTGGACCAACAGATCCTTTATCACCCTTGGGACCCTCTTTACCACCAGTTGCGATAATTTGGTCAAAGTTATAATTAACCTTTTCCCATTTGATCGAATCACTGTCGCTTGGATATAGTATTTCTTGAATATTAATCGGCATTTTACGATTGTATTTTTATCAGGGCTCTTATGCTATAAGAATAACCTAGCTTTTTATTATATATTAACCTAAAATTAAGTGACTTTTTACCATGAACCGCATATGTAAAGTTGTTGTCATTTTCATACCCACCATTATCGATTAAATCAATTGAGGCTGATGAAACGACTTCAGAAACCGATCCCTTAAATTTATTTGTGTAAATATCGATGCTATCAATATTATAGAGAGGAACCATGTTATCAAGTGCATACAATATTGCGTCGTCTTCAACCGTTTCTTTGTCTCCTGCTGAATTAACAGGGTCAACAAATTTTTCGATTGTCGTGATTAATCCGTCCTCTCCAATTATCTTTGCAATTAAGCCATCCAAATAGAAGTCAGCAAGTATCACATCTTTATCCTCGAAGAAAACTACGTCTGTTGTATTATTTGACTTAAGCTTGATTCCATCGAGCGTAGTCTCAGAATTAACAGAAGATGTTGTAAATTCATAGATTGCGTAAGAAGGTTTCGTCTTTACAGCAGAAGAACCTAAGTAAGATTTCTCTTCAAGAGTTGATATTGTTCCTGGAACGTTTTCAACCCCTCCTCCATTTAAAGATCTAGTATAATATCCAGCCTCCCATGAAGACTTAAAGACATTTACATCTTTCTTATCAATTGCGACCTCTCCGATTAGAGGGTATTGTGGAAGATACTCACTACTTTCTGACAATTTAGTTACTGAAAGAGTATTGATCTCATTAACCTTGTGGTAGAAATGGTTCTTAATCATTCCCCAATCTCTATCATGTTCTCCTCCATCGCTAATAAATCCAAGATTGAAAGCAACTCCAAGTCTATTAAATTTATTATAGAACGCAAGGGACTTGTAAATATCATAGGTTGAAGAAGTTCTCATTTTATAGTAGGGCTCCTTCAGTGATCTATTAAATGGCTCATAGTCTTTTTGGTTTCTCAGAACCTTGTTAAAACTATAGATGTCAGTAAATGTAACAACAGGTTTTAAACCAACTGTGTAATTTCCATTATGTCTAATTAGGAAAGGATAGTATGGACTTTGACTTACAATATCATATCCAATTGTTTGTTTGCTAAGCTTAAACGACTTTGGTCTGTTTACATCATCAACTGCAACCAACGTAGATTCTTTAATAATTTCATTTCCGTCGTCTAAACCTACTGCATACTGGTTGGTTAGACTTGTTCCATTTTCAGAAATAGTAGTAAAGGTTACCTCTCCAGGGTTATTATTAACCAGGTTGCTAAAGTAATTAGCAGAAAGCTGGTTAAATAAAACCTCATATGCATTAACACCACCTCCAATATAGGTGTATGTTGCCGCTGTTTGAACGGAGTAAGGTATTGCTAGTGGATTTAGGTTAACTTTTAATCCTGTGTTTGCGTCTGTGTAATATGGAGGACCTGAAATTTGTAATTGCTCTTTTCCTAAGACGCTAACAACATCAACAAAGACATCTTCACTATTCGGCGTATAGTTTTGTCCATAATCTATCTTAATTCTTCCAAACGTACCATCTCTTCCTGGTGCTATTTGTTGGTCAAACTTAGATACTGTTCCATTATTGTGTGGTATTCCATCAGCAACGTAAGGACCGGGTTGGTTAAATTGAATATTTGTCACATCGATCGCACCATCAATTTCAACATTGGCGTATGCGTATATTGGGTTACCATTTACATCAAATGAGCTTACAATTCTATGTTGAAGTTCATACAAGTATTTTCTATTAATATAGCTAACAAACGAATCATCGATATTAATATCAATCATTAAGATTATAAACTTAAACTTATCGTTCTTGATAAACTCATAATCTATTGAATTAGTTCCCGAGTTAGTTCTTGTCTTAGCTAGAACTGAGAATCTATAACCATTAAAATCAGCGTTCTTTACAAACTCTGTTGCAACTATAGACTGGTCCTCTTTTCTCTTTTTAAACGTGAATTTTAACCCTTTAAATATTGTAGAACTAAAATCAACATCAGAACCTCCATCAATTAGAGTATATTTCTTGGTTAGATTTGCTTTAGACCAGAAAATTGGATTGTATAAAACTCCTCCATCATTAATAAATGTTGAAGTTTCCGTTCCTTCTCCAACCATGAATCTATCAAAATAATCATATTGAGTTGATTCAAATAGAGACTTTGTTATTTCAAAATCATTAACAAAATTAATGTAACTGAATCCTTTGTTAAAGTCGTCTGAATACGCACCGATGTTTCCAGAATTTACAGTATCTGGCATAAAGTAAGTCGGCCAATTGTCAATATAGAACCATTCATGTGTAAATGATCCGGGTTCTCTTCCCTCTTTCGTTATGTCGGGAGAGAAATTAGTTCTACCAAAAGCCTCATTTGTGTTTAGATGATATGGTTCTTCCCTAACAGTAGTCCCATCTTTTAGAACCCATTTGTTAATCGTAGGAACAACTCTTGAATCAGTTGATTTTTCCTTCGTGTAATTTTCTTTAAGTCTATCATACTCACTGTAAATCTTCTCAGTCTCAACTGTTTTAGAGTCTTCATTCTTTAGTAGTGGTAATAGATTTCCAAAATAGTCTATTGGATCTTCTCCAAATTCAGGAGATATAATTTCATTCTTAGAGTCCTCAAGAGTTCCAACGCCAAGACTTACACTAGGGTCATTTGAATCTACTTGTGGTTGGTATGTTACATTGGTTGAATTTTCTAGATCTAGCTCCTTTAGGTCTGAATTTGAAGTACTATAAAAGTCAAAGTCCATATCATACATATCATATGCTGAGAATAGACCTAATGTAACTCTATTGTTTGCAAAGATATTATAGTCTCTGGTTTTTAGAGCATTCTTATCTTTCAATACTAATTTTTTATATGTTCCATTTCTGTTAGTTGTGTCATCTGAAATGTGCAACACTTGATTGTAAACTCCAGTGTGATTTGTTGGAATAAAGTCTCCAGCTTCAATAACCCCAACTGTCTCGGCAGGAACAAATACTGATTTTCCAGCTGAATTACCTCCCGTAAAGAAATGAGCGTCAAATAGAGAAAGTATATCTTCTCCAAGATTTAATTTATTTGAAGTGTCTATATTTTCAGCTTGAATAAACTGAGTTAGATTCGAACTTCTAATTAATAGGGTTGCGTTCTTCAGATCGTAGCCATTTACCTTACTCTTAACATATACTTCTTCTCCGACACTATACGCATCAAAGTCACTGTTATTTCTTATAGCACTTGATAGAGCAAACGCAATATCACTATAAGACCCAACTCCAGAGAAGCTATCATTAGTAAATCTTTTTCTTCCAAGACCTCCTGAAATATCAGCAAAGAAGTTACCGATCGCTGGATTAACATTTGTGTATATTTCATCGGTCGCAATAATTGTAGAGCCAGTTGACGTAACAACTAATTCATTATCTACCAAGTTTGACTTTCTCTCAGTAAATACGATTGAATTATTTTGATTTGTTATTTCTAGGCTTAAATCGTATCTATTATAAAACGCATGTTCTGGTGCTGAATATATTCCTGTGTTGTTTGCAATGTCATCTGCAATATCGCTCCATCTTGAAGACAGGTTATTCCATGTATCATTTCCAGTAGATCCTGTAGAAAACTCAACATAATTATTAGCAAAATCAGTTATTGTAATTGTTTCACTATTTACGTTCTTAATAATTTTAAACCTTACCGCCTCTTTTTTAATCATCGAAACTTTAATCGAGTCATTTATACCAGGGGTTCCAACAATTTTAAACTTAATGTAATCAGAATCTGCGTTTGGGTTATTAATTAACTCAGAGCTAACTTCTTTACTCGTAATCCCAAGTTTAGACTTTACAATCTCATCCTCTACGCTGATAGAAACATTAAACCTTCTAGCGTCATATGTTTTTAGAGGATCGAGTGTATAAAAATCATCTCTAATCTTTGCATATGCTAGAAGTCCAGAGTCCCTCAGCATTCTATGTTCTGGAATAGCAAATGTTGGATCTCCTCCTTGTAAATATGAATCAATGTCTTTAAATTTAATTATTCCATCCTGTACATAAGAAACTTCACCAATTCCTGAATCAAAATCATCGACATATAAGCCAAAATATCTGTTAACTGAATATTCTTCAGCGGTTGAATCGTCAAACATAAACTCTAGGTTGACTAAATTAGCGCATGCAACCTTGTTTCTTCTAAATCCATCAGTAATAAAGTTATTAGCATCAGTCATTGAAAGGTCGGACTTTACGTAATCATCATAAATGTATTCTCCTTTTTGAACGAATCCACCTTTAATTAAGTCAATTCCATTGAATGTTGATTTTTCACCTTCTTCCATCGTCACTGTGATTGGAGAACTTGGAAAAAACTCATCTTGAACATATGACCTTAAGTATTTACCAATTGAACTTTGTTTTGAAAGATCAAATACCTTTACAATTTCTGAATTTGCAACTGCTTTTAAGATTCTACTCTTTTTACCAATAGCACCATCTCCTAAATCTAAATCAGGGTTAGGATCGTTTAATCGGTAAACTACAAACTTTTTTGGTACATTTAAGTCTAACCAGATTGGAGCAAGAATTCTATACTCTTCATCATATAACTTAGACTTATTTATTTTTGTACCGTATTGATACATTTCTTCGATTTGTTTTCTATATTGATCTAATACAGAAAAGTCCGAGTGTTCTCTAAATATATCGAAGGTTGAATCAATTGGTGTTTTATTATCGCTATAGAATCTAGAAACGTCATAAGCATAACTAGAATCTGAGCTAATTTCATATCTTTTATATTTTGAATCTGCTAAATTTTGATTAGCATCAAAAGAATCCATGTAGATGTTATCTAAACCATCAACAACAACCTTCACATTTGTGCTGAGTTTTGGATTAGTTCTTAAAAGAGGCTTTGATACATTATCTAGCTCATAGTTCTTCTCAATATCCATGTTTGGGCCAGGAACTATCGGGGCAGGAGTCTCATACTCTGCCATTGTATAGAGCAATGGATTATTTGCAATTGCGCAGTTTCCACAGTCTGGGAATAATGAAACAACCTCTAAGCTTCCTATTCCAATTTCAGAAGGAGAAACGTCAACCGTGTTTGGATAGTAGTTTTCTAATAATAATTTCGCAGCATCAATATCGTCAGAATAGACTCTATGTACGTATTCTAAACACTGACATACTCCATTATCGGCACTTGAAAGTACAGGCTTAAACTGAACCTTCATATAATCAATAAGGTCAGATATTGGGCTTGTCTCTCCAAATCGATGAAGACCATCTACAACGTACATTGTATGTGCATCAAAACTGGTTGGTGTAGACTGGTTTATTGCGGTAGGATTACATCCATAGAATACATAAAATGCGTTATATCCACCATCACTTAACTCTTCCGCCTCACTAATTGAAGGTCTTACAATTGTAGGACATGTAAGTCCATTTGTCATAGCAGTGTTCGGTATCTGCTGGTATGTTGTTTGTACGTTTCCAGAAGAATCTCTACCGATATAATACCCTCCAGTAAATTGTAAATACTCACCACTTGCAATGCTATTATCAGCAGACATTAACATTGCACCACTTCCTCCACCGACAATTAAATTGTAGTCGCTATTAATTGCAGCCTGTTCTGTTGTATATAGGTAAATATTATACTGCGCTAACGTTATTAAATCAACGGTAGCTGCTGACATATAATAAAGAGTAGTTGTCTCTTTTGGATAGTGGCAAATTGATAAGACGTTATTACTTGTTTCGCATTTTGCTAAATCAACATCAATTGATCTAGGAGTAAGATTTCCACTTAAAATACAATTACCAGTAGATCCCCATCCACTTGCTCCTATAAATTGTGTATAAAATACGTTATTTTCTCCATAATACCCTAATGGGGCAATGCCACTTGTTAATGTCTGGGGACAATAATAAAATCCAACCGCATCGTCTAGGTTTGTAAATAACGGAATGTTATAATCACTAACTATTTCATCATATGTTAAAGTTTGACCGCCGTAGTAGTAGTAAAATGTAGTTTGCGTGGCAGAATCACAATAGTCAGTAGCGTCGCTAGAATAGTATAGGCTTATTTCTGTGCCTGCACTTGGAATATTATTTGCACATTTAAAAGGAAGATATGCGTTTAGTGCAACTCCACCTAAAGAATCAAAGTTTTGATAATCAAATGAATCACCATCCGCATGATGCCAATCACCATTAATATCAAATAGGTAAAACTCATTAATGTCATCACCATAGTAACCTGCAAAGCTACTATCAAATGGTCTCATTCCAGGATGTGTTGCTAAATCAGAAATTATTGTAGTCTCCGGCGGAGGACATGTTTCAAATATGTAAAGAGTCTCTGGAGTACCTGCGTTTTCTTGATTGTATATTAATTCTTCAATTGAAGAAAATTCAGTACCGCTTAAGTAATAAAAAGTTACCTGTCCTTTTCCTGCACAGTACTCTCCTTGTGGATTGTTAGGGTCTGTTGGAGAAAAGTATGCTGTTAGTGATCTAATTTCTGGGTAACCTAACCCATTAAAATTACATGGTGTCGGATATTGGCTAGCAACAAATCCTCCATTTTGCAATCTCCAAGGTGCTATTGATCCAGAAACAGTGTTGTCGAACGCCACTTCTGAAATCCACCCATTTTCAGGAGGTTCACCAAAAGAACCAGAAACGTCAGTTATAAATGTCGGTATGCCATTACTATTAAGCTGCGCTAATGTCATTCCTAACTGAGAACCTGTTGCAGAAGGAGAATAATATAACCTATACTGACCATTCAGCGAACCCGAATCAGCAGTTGTTCCACTTATTCCGTATAAAACATCGTGATTTGAAAGACACGGATCGTTATTGTTACCAGCTACAGTTATATCATTCTTATAAAAAACATCAACAAAGTAATTACCATTAGGAGAAATTAATCCCTCATCGTCTAAAATAGTTACAGTTGCCTGTGCTGGAGATAACGTCGCTCCAGTGTTGGTAGATTCTGTTAAAGTTATTGTGAATGACTCATTACTTGAATCAGCATCATCGTTTATATCGATGTCTATTGTTTGAGTTCCATCACTTGTAAAAGTTAAGCTAGCAGTCTGTAAAGTATACGAAGTAGAAGTAGGGCTTATAGAAACTGAAAGATCTACTTGAGCGCTTACATTAGTTGCATATACAGGTATACTCTCAGTGACTGTTGTGTTTGATTCAATAAAAGTAAACTGAGTTTGAAAAAAACCTAACTGGGTCTGTGTAACAGGACATGGTATTTGTTGTTGAATAGTGGTATCAAAACCACCACTGCCATCTAAAACATAAACAAAAGCAGTAGATGTTTGTGTTCCATCAAATGGAGTTTCTGAATAACTTCCCTGAAAAGCTGTAGTTCCTCCTAAATTCGGATCAGTTGTATAAAACGTAACACTGGTACCCGATTGTTGGAGTGAAAATAATGTAGCTAAGCTTGCACCGGTTCCAACGGGACTTCCGGTGTTTGGGTCTATTAGCGTTTCATCATACCATATAAGATACCCATTTCCGCTTTGAGTATACCCTGATGGAGCATCATGACTTCCTGAACATAAATTGGAAGTGGTATCGGTTTTATAGTATATGGTTATGCTTGCCATTCGAACTTAATAATTTTATAGTACTATACTATATATCAGTAAAACATACTGATGATTAGATACTAAGTTGAGCAGCTTTAATAGAATTCTTATTAGATCCAGCAGATTTGTATTTTGCAAATACTTCTAAGTCAAATGAGAATTGTTCACTATCAGAATCAAAGATATCGATACCAATTCTCTTAGCATATGTAAGGTTGGTTATATTAGTACCAAGTTGACCTCCAACTCGACCAACATCAGATGCTGGGTTATCTCCTGCATAATCAGTCATTCTATATTGGAATACAACATCAATTGAAACTGCGTTTGCCTCTCCAGTAGTTACATATTTTCTACCAAACTTGTTATCACCATCAACTAATAACGAATCAGTATTTGTTGGTGAAAGGAACAGGTAAGATCCACAAGATCTACCTCCAAGTAAGTATTGATCATTTGCGTCAAATGACATTTTCAGCGTTCTTGTGTCTACTCCATTTGGAAGAAGAGAACTTCTATATCCTAACTGCTTTTTACCATCTGTTGCTTCTCCATCATATGTTGATAGGATAGACATTGTGTATAGAGCATTATTATTTATTGATGTAATTGCTGCGTTCATCTCGGTGGCAGTCATTGCTGTGTTGTTGGTCGCAGAAGCAGCGTATGATGTATATAGGTTTGCTAGATCTGGGTGATCCTTGTGTAAGAAAATTCCACTATCATATGCCGCTGTTCCGATAGCTGCACCAGATCCTACTGCAATAACATCTACTGCTGATTCACTAAAAGATACTGAAAGATCATATGTTGTTCCTACTGGATTTAATCCATTTGCTGTCGCGATTCCAAATGAACCCGCCCATAAGAAATTAGAAGATGTTGCGTCTTCGGTTAGGTTGGTCGACGCAACAGAATATGATGTACCATATTCATAATCAAATATTGTTCCAAGAGTATCAAGAGGAGTTATAGTATAGAGCTCTCTATCATTTGCAATATCTGCAAATCTAGAGTATACAAATTGTCCTCTCCTCTGTGAAGACTGGTAGGGAGCTGAGTAATTATATGTAGATCCTTCGTAGGTTAACGCGTCTTCACCTTGGGATAAATTCTGGTATTGTATTGGTACTAAATCATATTTACCTTCAGTTGTATAGTAGGTGTCATCGATCACTTTGCCATTAATCGATGCATTAACGTCTGGGTTAATACCAAATCCATTAGTTACCGCATCCGAAGCACTTGAAGAGGATCTGTAGGCTGGTAAATCTCTATCACCAACAACTCTTGCAATTAATTCAAGCTGAGTTGCGTTTGTATTTTCAAGAAGAAGTTTAAATGTTTTAGTTACAATATGTCCCTTCTTAACCGTTAGGTCAGCAACTTCTTCACTGTAATATCCAGCAAATACTTTATTGTTTGTGTTCTTGTTAATGTTAGTTACGGTTCCCTCTTCACTTACAAGCTTAACTGAAAGTTCTCCTTTAATTCCAGAAATAGTTTCTTGTAGAGACTGAACCTCATTTTGAAGAGCATTTAACTTATCAAATAGTGAAATTGGTGTTTGTTCCGGTGATAAGAATCCAGATGCAATTGTCGTAGCAGTGTGTGCAAAATATTTTTCATTTGCAATAAATGAATCATCAATGTGAGAATATACTCCTTTTGACTCCAGATCTTCATTTACTCTTACAATTGCAGATTCTGTCTCGTTCTCAGCAACAAGCGTTGTAATGTCTGCTGTATCAAGAGTTCCTTCTGGGAAAGATACTCTAACAACATCACTCCAGTCAGAAGTAATTGGATTTGCAGGGAAACCAGCCTCAGAGACTGATTTAACTCTAATCTCAACGAGCTCTCCCTTTTGGATTGGAATGTCTAATTGATTAAAGTTAACCTCTTGCCCGTCTTCTACTGAAGTTTCTCCCCAGTAATATTTACCAGTCGTAACATCTTTAATTCTTGATCTTACTCCTGATTTAATTTCATTCCAGTTTGAGAACACTCCAGTTCTTTCAGTAGAACCATCACTAAACTTGAGCTGTGCAGCTTTTGATGTTTTACCGCTTGCTGAAAGATAGCGATATTGAACAACAAACTGAACAACTTCTTGTGGAATTGTTTCAGCAACAATCTTTGGTTCTGGAACCGACCAGAAGCCTCTAATTCTAAACTTAGGTTCAATCTTAGTTATTTGCTGGTCACTTGCAACTGCCTTTATTTGGTTAACAATTGATCCATATAACTTTGACTCAGAAGATCTCGTATCAATCATCGACCTAAGTTCATTTCTATCCCTATCTCTTTCAATTAGAGACATGTACTTCTTCGTTGAAACAGTCTTTCTTTTCTTAACGATCGTGTCGTCAAGGTTTTTAAGAGCCTCTTGAACATTAATCTTATCAGTATTCAGTCTCTTTACCTTTAATGTTGCATCGTTTTGTGTTAAGTGTTCATTGATTTGAACCACTTGGAAGTTTTCAGCTTCAATTGTTGGAGCATTTGGAGTTTTACCAAGTGTTGCAGGAGGAATAGCATCCTCTTTTAACGCCTTAATAAATTGACCAAAGTCAGCAACTTCTTCTTTATAATATTCGGCCAGCGTCTTTTTAACACCGCTGTCTAATATTGTCGTTAGATCGTTTGAGTAGATTCCAACACCGAACGACCAGTTTTCTGAAAGTATATTGGAATCTGGATCGATTGCTTTAATAAAGACAACCATACTCTCGTCGAAACCAACATTGATTTCTACCTCAGTATTAATTTCATTCGCTTTGTATATTCTAATAACATCAGATCCAATTCTAATAGCCTCATAACCTTGTATAAGTTCAAGGGCAACTTGTCTAGTTGAATTAATAATGTTCTTAATTCTATACTTTGTACTCTTTTTACCGCTATTTACAATTACCTCATCACCTGTTCTTAAAAGCTCTGTATTATTTAGATCTTTTTCAGAATCAGTGTATGTTAATTGGTCAAGTGTATATAATTTTACATCTTTAGTAACCTCTTGGCCATCTTTAACAACGGAGCTCTGAACATTATCAATTGAAGTAACATCAAAGGTTCCGTAGTATTGTGTACTTTTATATGGAAGATCTCTTACCTGTTCATCTTCGAAGAATGGAATGTTGTTTGATGAAAGATCAGAAATAAATGATGAATATCCAATATCTTCAGCCTCTTTATATTGTTCAAACCATTCTTTTGCAAATTCAAAGGAAGTGTCGATAATATACCTCTTAATCAAGACTCTCTCAGTGTCTGAAGCAATTTGACCACTAACATTAAATTTAGTAGTTAGCAGTGGGTTTAAGAAATCCTCAAAAAAGTAGTTAGATTTAATTCCAAACTCTGATGGGCTAACTAATTCTGTAATATCGTTTGCTGGAGACTTAAGAGTTCCAGTGTATATTCTTTGGTATGTTCCGTCTGGTAGTTTTACCTTTGACGTTGAATCGCCTAAATCAGTAAGAGCTTTAATATTTTGATCAAGTCTCTCTAACTCTCTCTTCATATAACCAAATGCTGGAATATAAACGGTCTTTGTTGCTCCATCACTCGCTAACAGCTCTAATGGAATTGTTTGCTTTTCGGTCGTGACTGCCTCATTTATTCTCTCAAACGTCTTAAGAGAATTTACGTTAATTTCAAGCAATTGCTTGATAACTGAAGATATAGAGTTATTTGTGTTCATATTATCTTATGATGTCTACTTCAAATTCGTAAGTTACTGGATTGATACAGATAACTTCGATATGTGGTTTATTTGTTATCAATTCTGCCGGTATAATATCGGCGATAGTTACATCAAATCCACCAGAAGTCCTAGTGTAGATTTTAATATTATTACCATCCATATTAATCGTCTCGAACGATATTTTAACGATTTGACCTTCTTTCCAGCTGTTAGTCGAATCGTCTATGTATATATTGAGATCATCGCTGACATTGCTCGTAGAAAACTTGTTAATAAAGCTAATTCTATTTGTAAATGGCTTGAGTTTACACCAGATCCCAAATTGGCTTAGTCCAGCGTTTGGATCCGCAATGTCAAATTGACTAACCGTTGTAATTGCATCTGAAACTGAATTATTTCCAAGATCCCACTTAAACAGACTAAGGTTCTCATAACCTTTAACTGTGCTATTTACCTTAATTTTATTTTCTACTGATTTGTCTACTTGTGTTCCCGTACCATTAAACAGAACGTCTGTATTATATTGTAACTCCACTGGAATAGTTCCATCAATTAAGGAGTTAAGTTTATCATGTGCTTTTGTAATCAATTTAAGTAGAGAATCAGAATCCTCTAATTGAGTTGAAGTATTTAGGAAGTCAGCCTCTAATTGTGCAATTCTAGCCTCTAGGTCTTCAGCACTTTCTGAAGCCAAGACAAGTTTTTCCATTTCATCTAATCTCTTAGAAATAGATCCATATCTGTCGTTTGCTCTAATTAACAACTCAGCGGCATTCTCGAGAAGTGTTGTAGTGTCCATGAAAAGATCCATTGAGAACGTCGTAAAGTCATTTACGTTCGTCTCAACTCCAACATTATCAAGAGATGTATTAAATTTAATATTTAATTTTAATGAGTATGCGTTACCATTTAGACCGGTAACCTCATTTGGCTTGTACTTAATTTGCTCATGAATTCTAGATCCAATTCCTCCTAAATCCTTAACATCGTCAAGAATCAATATTCCATATAGGTTGGTTGACCTGTTTGCCGGAACAGAAGAGCTATATAAATCATAGTAAACTAGAACTGCGTTGAATCTAAAGTCCTGTCCCTTCTTTGAGAAGTCATTAAAGTTCTTTACAGTCGAATCACTTGTAATCGCGTAATATGATTGTTCACTCCAGTCAATTCCAACTGCGTTTGACCCATT